AAGAGGATTTAATACCTAAACTAGTTAAGGCAATACCAAACCTATAAGCATCTACTGAAACAGGGATACTATTTATTGTAGGACTTTCTTTAACAGTAAGTCCAGTATGCATATTACCAAAGTAAGTATCATACTGATAATTGGACTCCATCTCTGGTTCACCAATATTAACTATTTGGTCTAAAGTATAACTGGATATAGCAATCTGTTCTGCAGTTATATCACCACTACCAGTAGTTGTAAAGGTCCAGCTTGTGTGTGGAGCAGGAGCATACCATTTAAAAGTACCAGTGGAAAGAAATTCTACACTATTAATAATACCAGGAATAGTATAAGTTAATACTCCGTCTACATAGTAGTTTAAAGTAATAACAGATAATACTTTAATTTGTAAGTTCTCAATATTATCTCCAGCTGTTGTAGTAAAGATATTGATAATATCATTAACTGCATGTCCCCAGTTACCTCTAAATTTACGAGCCTCATCTAATGATGTTGCGTTAGTTTGGTAGGCTAGGTTTACTGTACTAAATCCAGACACATGATAAACATCTGTAAAAGTTACAGGTGTCTGATTTACTATAGGGCCAGTTAAATCTGTTTGTTTTTTCTTAGTGAATACAAAAGTCTTATTACCAAATCCCTCACAATGTGCAACAGTTTGCATATGTAGTGGGCTGTGTAAAGTTTGACCAAAGGTTTCGTTTAATTTATTTCTACGAACACGAGGAATAAAGTTATCTTCAATACCTTCTGGGTGGTAATCTAGCTTATTAGATACATAGATACTATCATCTGCATTATCCCAAACTTCTGAGAAGCCACAGCTAATAGGGTTAACATTTAAACGACGAAGAAAAAGCTCTTCATCTAAAGTGAAGTATTTATCACGAGGTGCCTTAATTAGAGTCACACTCATTAGTCTATGATTAACAGGGTTATAGGTCAATAGTTTGTAACAGGTTACATCATCTGCTGTGAAACCCTGTTGTCTTAAACGCTCTGCAAGTGTTTGATTATTCTTAATAGATAATCTTTGGACACTAATTATATTAGTAATACCTTCAAAGGCACGAAGGCAATATTCATTTCTACCTTGTAGAACTATTACCTGTCCTTCTGTTCCTGTACCTGAGTCAAATACAGCATTATCTATAAAAGTACAACCTGCTGCAACATCAGTCGTGTGAAAACCACCAGGGATTGTTAGAGCCCCAGTTAAAGTATCTATCTCAAAGTTTAATAAGGTACGGGTATATCCTGGCATTAAAGCCTGGTTAGACCACATCATACCTTTTTCATAGGTATTTTCTCCATTTACAGTACGACGAGTAGGTGCAGTCTGTTTATATATTGACGAAAATTTAGCCATACTACACCCCCTATCTTAATGTTCCGTCTGAATCAAAAGGAATATTGGTAGGCAATACTAAACCAGGTGTACCCATATCTTCGTTAGATATATTTATAAAGCCCTGTGTAACTGCCCTATACTCGTAAGGAATACTGAAAGAAAAATCTCGCAACATATAAAACAGTTGTTGCTTATAGTCTTGTACGAAAGAGAGAGCCGATTGGTTACCCTCTTCATCTGCTTCATAATATTTAACAGCCGAGCCTACTACTACAACCGAGCGTAAATACTTATCGGGTATAGCTTGATAGTCTGGGTTATTAACCCCCTCTTCTGCAATTACTTCTGAGAAAGTGGGAAATGTTGAATTAAGTTGTGAGTTAATGTCATCAATGACGCTGTCCATGTGCATAAGTAGCTCTGTCTGAGACAGAAGCTCGTTGGCTAGTTTACGATTAACTAATGTAACTATATTAGCTATGTGCATAATAATACCTCCGTAAAGCTGGGTTTTATTGATTTACATGTCCCCAGCTAAAAATTAAAGGGCGGAGCGACAGCAGCTCTCGCCCTTTTTTTATTAAAAGAAATTCAAACGACCAATGTCGGGCTCGTAATTATTCTTAATGTCACTCATCTTTCTTGATTTCATGTCCATTTCGTCCACGGCTCTCATTCTGCGTTCTACTTCTGCAGCATATTCCTCTGGAAGGTTATAAGTTCCACCATCACAACGGACTGCGATTGCAATTCCATTAATGGTAACACGCATAATATTTCCAAAATGCTTAGCATAAGAAGGAGCGATACGAACTGGATAGCGTTTTTGAGCTGAATAAATTTGAGCTAAGGTCTTTTGTCTAAAGTCTAAGTCCGTTAAGGACACCTCTTTAGGTTTTGGTTGAGGTTTTACTACTGGAGCATCAACCTCATCCACTACCGTAGAGAATAAATTTTTGTTAGTTGTAGCCATAATGTGGCCTCCTTATTTAACTATTAAACAACATTTAAAGTAGAAGGTACACAGTTATATTCCACAATAGCTTCTAACCTAGCTGAACCGAAGCCAATATCATCAATTTTGAAACCGATAGATTGTCTTTGGTCAATAGGGTCAAGCACACCTGCAGAACCTTTGGATTTAGTGTAAACTTTAACTTGGTCACGACCAGTTAATCCAGTTCTGATTAAGCAATCTTTACCTAGAACAAGTACTTTCATTACTTTAAATTCATAGATAGCAGTTGCTACATCACTTCCGAATATACCACCATCAGCGTTGTTTAGACCACCTACACCTGTATCGGCCAACACAGCGTCCAAGTCCCAAACATGTTGTCCAGGAATATATGAAGCATTTTCCTCTGTTCTTGAATCAGTTACATAGCCATTAAATGTTGCATAAACTTTTTTAGAACCCACTGCAAAAGGACCACTAGCAGCAGACCTACCTGTGGACAATTCACTACTTTCATCAAGTGTTCCATAAATTTTATCCCCATTAGCCTTAAGACCGACAACTCTAATAGCTTTTGTAGCTACGCCGTTTACCATCTTAGTGAATTCACCAGATACTGGACAAGCAAGAGTTTCATAGAACTCCAAGTCAAACATAGGAACTAGTTTTGTATTGCTATACAATGAATAAGTTTTTTGATTAATAGTCATGAACTTCTCAACTGTAGCGTCAGATACCATATCAAAATAGAAATCTGGTCCTGCGATAACATGATAAGCACCATTACTTCTTGGTTTAACTAATTGTTTCTTCAAACTTAAAACAATTTTTCTTAGGTCAGTGATTGTTGGTTTACTTGCTACAGTTAAGTTTTCAAAACCTGCAACATAACCCGCATAAACTTTATTTGATAAAGCAAATAAAACTTCTCGTGCAAGTAAGTCTAAGGTTTCAACAGCAACTGTTGCGTATTCACGAGTATAGTGTACAAGAATAGGGTCAACAATTTTGAAATCAACCTTGTCAGAGAATTCCATGTAACGACCATATTGGTTAGTACCAATCTCATAGTATTCCATACTTCCTTTATCAGAAGTTGGTGGTACACCTTCAACTAAAGGTGTGGTGTGTGCTTGTAGTGGAGCCCATCTACGAACCATCAGTTTATTACTGCCGTTCGGAATAGGTACACTATCAGCATATCTGTAATATAAATAATTTTCTTGACCTAATCTGATTGTATCTAATAGTTGTAAACTATAGAACACTTCAGGATTAAGCTTCTGTGAACCGAACTTAGCGATTTGTTCATTCGCTTTTGCGATATATGTATTGATATCGCTTGTAGATACTAAAGACATAATTTGTCCCTCCGTTTTTTTTTATTTTATTTTGATTCTAGAAAAGCTCTCAGTTTCTCTACGGAATCTAAACTTTCGCCTGTGTCTTGTGTGCCTCCCACCTTTCCTGAAGGTATGGTTGCACTGGTTTGTGCTTTGGTTCTACGAGCAATTTCTTCTTGTCTACCTGCTTCTCTTGCTGCTGCAAGTAAATCATCATAGTTACGAAGCTTATATTCATGCTCTAGATTTACCCTCTGCTCAAACGGATTGATACCAGCGGCTTGCAGTTGTTGTGCAAATGCAACTAATTTAGTTTCATCTAAATTAAATTGTGTTTTCAACTTGTCAAATCCTGTACGAGCTTCCTGTCTTAGCTGGAGTTTTTCTTGTTCAGCTATTTGTGCTTCCCTTTGTTGTAGTTGTTGTAGAACTAATGGGTCAATATTCTGCTTTTTAGCTTCAAACTTAGTCATATGTATGTCTAGTTGAGCTCTAGCTTCTTCTGGCGTTTTTGCATCAAATCCAGCTAATTTAGCTAAGCGTAAGAAGTCAGCGTCTTTCTGCTTATTCTCTATACGCAACTGTGCAAATGCCTTGCTGCTTTTGTCAAAATGCTCTTCAACATCTACGGTTTGTTTGTCCTCTTTCGGAGCAGGAGCAGTTTCCGATTGAGTTTTATCGTCCTTAACGACTTCCTCAGGAGATTGAGAACCCTTATCTGGTGCACCTTCCGAAGCGTTTGATTTGCTACCCTGGTCTTCCATTTCTGGAGTCGCTGGTTGCGGTTGGCTTTCGGTATTTGCCGTTGGTTTCTCTTCTAACCCTTCGGTCATTCTGGAGATGAATTCCCCTAACTCTTGTTCAGGTGTTGGGGTTTGTGGTTGTGTTTGTTCTTGTTCAGTCATTCTACCTTTGACCTCCTTATTTGTTTCTCAGGCGAAAGAAACGGAGAGTAAGTTACACACACTGAGGGGTGCGGTCCCATACCTACTTATATAAAATATAGCATAAATTGAAAAAAGATGCAACTAATTTATGCATCTTTTTGTATAATTATAACTGACCCTCTAACATAGACATATCAGGTCCGCCACCGCCTTGTCCAAATTGATTTGGGAAAGTTCCAGACTGGTCTGAAAGTGGTACTCCCATCTGTTCTAATTGTGAGGGTTGAGCGTCCCCAAGTCCTTGTCGTTTATTATTTAAACTATTAGCAACTGCAAGCATAGCTTGTTCAGGGTCCATACCTTGGCGAGTAAGTTCAGCATATTCAAATAAAACATGTGAAGTATCTTCAACAGCATTTTGTTGTCTTTGTAACCCTATACGCTCAAGCATTTGTTCACGAATAGGAATGTCCTGTAAACGCAACCATTCCTCTGGAGTAATAAGGTCTACCTCTTCTCCAGCCTGTTTATATTGCATTTGTTTTTCCATTAGTTGATTTGCCATTTCTGCAATTCTTTGTCGATTCTTAGGTAAATCAGCACTAATATGTATTTGGTATTTAAATACAGCCTTTTCATCACCACTTGTTAACTTTGGAAAATCAATTTCTTGTTTGGTATATTCCATTTTATTTAGTGGTGTATTCTTTTTAGGCACTAAATAGGTACGCTTAGGAGCAAATTCTATTAGGTTTTTAAGAATAAGTTCTGTTAATTTCTTAGTATAATCCTCGAGTCTATCTATTCTAGGCACATCAATTAAGGTCATACGGTCTACCATCTCTTGCATTCCACCTGTAGTGGTGATAGAGCCTGTGTTTCTACCAGTATATCTACCATCAACACCTGATACTCTTTCTATATCTTGCTTCAAACGGTTCTGAATGTTAACACCTTGTGGGTCAATTTCAGGGTATTGTGGGTAATGTACTGCAAGTCTAGCATCTCCCTGTACAACAAAAGTATAATCCGCATCGTTAGCATGTTCTGCAAAACTATTAAGATTAAGATTGCTTTGTGCATTAGCGAATTTAATAGGGTGCATCTTACGGTAAGCATTGGTTAAGTTCTCTGAGTCCATAACATTAGCTGCTACGCTATTAGCTACAGCTCTTGCTGGTTCTGAGTTACCCACAAGGGATTCTTGTGGGTCATTGCAGTATAATACAGCAAAAGGAAAAACACTTGGTTTAATATCATGTTTAAAATATAGCAAGTACTTACCGTCAATAGTGTGATACTCATCTACTACAATTTTACCATTAACTTCCACCTTATACCAGAATGTAATAAGATTAAAGTAGTCGTCTGTAGAGGAAGGTATATTGTTACTATCTCTCATGTCTGGTGTAAACATATTCTCAGGAGCTTTGTTTTCTTCTAAGAATGCTTTAAACTTATCTTTATAATTGCTATTAGACATAAGAGTAGATTTGTGGTGTCTTTCATACACACAACAATAACCTGCTTCGTCTAAGTTTGCTGCAAAAGGGTCACGCATAAATTTAAGAGGGTGTATATTTCTTACTTTAACTGAGCCATTATTAACAGTCATGTTAGGTATAATATCATCATCCCAACCAACTTGTGTAATACCTATGTTAAACAGAGCTGAATTAAAACCAGCTGAACGCTGAGCTTGTGCTACCTGAGCAATCTGCCACTCATGTTCCATTGCCATGTTTATATCTGATATGATTTGTATGTCTTTTTCCGAGGTCGGAAGAATGTCCGCTATCTTAGACACACTATAGATAGAGGCTACCATATTATTTGTAATAAACGCTACATCATTTGTATCAGGTAGAATCTGATACTTAGGGAACTTAGCTCCTAGAACACGCCACATATCGCCTTGCATCATAGCATCGAGGA